CCCACGTGGTGGTACTGAGAGGCTTCGCCATCTCTCAGAGTAGCATGCGGGTATGCGGCTACTCCTACGTGCCGCCGCTCATGAGGAAGCCGAGCGGACTGCCGTCTACGGCGCCCATAGTACCGCCGACCGGGCTGCCGTCCACTGCGCCGAGAGACGCGACGTCGCCAGCGCCGGAAAGCAGCAGCCTCACGCCTGCCGGCTTCGCTTTCTTCAGCAGTCGATACGCTTGCTGAAGAGTAGCCGAGCCAAGGGTATCGGGCTCGATACTTACTGTTGCAGGATAGAGCTCGCGCACAACCAGTACTGCCGTGGGCGATATCCCTAACGCTATGGCGATAAGCTCCTCGAGCCTACCGTTGCTCAGGTTCACGAGAATACGAACGCGGACCGCTGCCCTGTAGGCGTCGTCGGTGCGATCGTCTCTGCGCTCGCCTACTTGCTTGCCCAAGAAGTCGAGCTGCTCGCCCACTGCCGTATCTACGTCGAAGGCGTTGTGGTGCGCCCAGTTCGCGTCCTCGATCTCCTGCACTTGCTCGTTCAACGCAGTGAGCAGCGCCTGGTTGCGCGGGCCATGCCGGAAGAACTCGATCAGGTGACTGATCGCTTCCGCGACGTGCTCTTCGTTGTGCGAGTAGACGCCGTCTACTGCGCCTGTGAGTTCGTCGGCCATGGGTCCTTTACGGGGGCGCGGTTACTACGGACTGAACGATCGCGATGTTGGCGGTGTCGACGCTGGCAATCTCTCTTGAGCCGATCACGTAGTTGGCTGCGGCTGTACCTGCGCCTGCGCTCAGGCCTATCTCTGCGACAGCGTCAATCACTCCGGCAACGCCCATGCAGATGTACTGGATGCGCGAGCGGATCACGTCGTGCCCCACGGACAGGTTGGCGTCGCACCAGTCGGTGATAGCCTGCTTCACGACGCTGTCGCCCGCGTACTCCCCCGAGATCACGGTGAGTACCAAGTCGATGAAGATCGTGATGACCGTAGGCCGAGTGAAGCCGATGGAGTGGTTGTTGCCTTGCGTATCGGAGACCACGACCGTAGTCGTTCCGTACGCCTGGATACCTGCAGGCTTGGCCAGGAATATGGCTGCAGCTACGTCCGCGTCCGTGCCGCCCTGGACCAGCAACTCGATGCTGTGAGGAGGCCTACTGTCTACGGTGGCGTCGGTGTCGTTCTCGAAGCAGGACGCGAAGCTGATGTCCTCGACAGCGTCGTCTACGTCAACGCGGATCGCGTCCACCGTACTCGAGCCGGTGCGCGCCAGCTCCTGAGAGTGCCGCAGGCGTAGGGCGGAGTCGGTCTCTTCCTCGAGGCCCAGCACGGCTTCGGCCGGGTTCGTTGGGGCAGAGAAGCCGGTAACGGGGCTCGCGATTACGGTCAACGTGCCTGCGTTCGCGCGCGTGGGGCCGTTGTCTTCGCAGGTGAAAGCCTGGCCGGTGAGCGTAGCGCCGGCAGTAGTGATCTCTTCGTCGTTGGTGAATCGCTTGGTTGCGTCGCCTACTACGTGAACGATCAGGCTGCCGGCTGCGTAGGTGCCCGCTGCCAGCGTCACAGTCATCAGCACGGTGCTCGGCGTGGCCGCGTTGCGGACGGTGCCAGTCAGCTTGCACAGCGCCGTGAGGGCGTCGCCCGTGGCCTGGTCAATGTCCGCTGCTGCGTAGTTGTCCTGGCCCGCTTCCCAGACTTGGCGAAGCTGCGAGGCCGTGGCGCCGATGGCTTGACCGAGGATCGACGTCGAGCTCGTGTTGAGCGTGGGCGAGATGCCCGCCCTTACGGCCGCCCCAATCTCTGCTTCAATGTCGGCGAGGCTCTTGGCTTCGTACCCTGCGCTTGTGAGTCCCGCCATACTCACAAGGTAGCACGGTCGCTACACCGCCAAGACGAACGGGGCGTAGTCGAAAGAGCGGAGCAACGTACCGTCCTGGAGGCGCGCGGTGAACGAGAGGCTGAGCTGCCGGGTGCTGCTGATGGAGTAGTCGAGCGTGACGAGCTCGGCCACGCCTTCGGTGCCGCGGATGACCTCCCCGAACACAAAGCGGATGACCCGGTCCTGGGGCGCCTTGACGAAGATGAGCTGGTACCAGGGCACGCCTTCGTTCAGGTTGAGAAACCACTCACCCCGGAAGAACTTGAGTCGGACGTGCAAGCGCTGCGCCACCTCGTCCGCGAGAGAGGTGCGTACGACCTCGAGCCCGGTGTCTTCGAGTGCGAGGTCCCCTACATCTGGGTTCACCAGAGAGGAGGTCAATGTGACGCCGAGTTCGATTTTACACCAGCCTGTAGTAGATTTCGTGCCACTCTGCGTGTAGTAGAACGGCCTCAATGGCCAAGTAAACACACAGCTTTTTCATTACAGGTCCACCTTCAGTATCTGGGAAGCGCACGAGACAACACTCGGAGTCGGGGGCACGGTCAGGTAGACCGCTCGAACGGCAGTCAAAATAGCGTTGGCGATCACTAAAGCAGGGGCCCCATCGACAGCCGGGCTCACTGAAGGCACTGGAGGGATCGCTGAGATGGCTTGAAATATTGCGTCCAGCTTGCTGGCCAGCGCTGCCGCGTCGACCGGCGCGGTGAACGGGTTCGAGCTCGGCACCAGGCCGGGGATCGCTATGGCGTTTGCCCAGCTGTGACTGCGAGCGTCGTCAGGCTCGCTGAGCGCCCCGCTGCGGAGCCAGGCAGAGATGTCCCGGTCCATGCACAACAGCGTGACGGGGTCGCCCGGCGTGAGTCCCACAGGCGGCACGATGGAGACACCGCGCGCCCGGTACCAAGCGACAGGCACGTCGTGAATCGCCGGCAGTTCCTCTACTACGTCGTCGTCTGGGTCCTCTACCGAAGGGACGAGCCGACTCACGCCCGGCTTGATAGTAGCGGTTTCGGTGGCCGGGTTGTAGGAGACTACGATGCCTGGCAGCGACACTGCCAAGTCGTTAGCTCGACGGTCGGCAGCGTTGCCGATGACCTGAGCGAGAGAGATGTTGCCGTGTACTCGAGCCACAGTCTCAGGGTAGCACTACCCCGGCACCAAGCTCAGCACGTGGTACCACTCCGTGCCCCGCGACTGGCCTTTGGAGGAGACAGCTACTATCCGATAGACTCCGTTGTACGTAATCGATTCGAGCAGGACATAGCCGCCCGGTACGACGTTCGGAATCAGCAGGCACGTAACTTTGAGCTCGCCTGTGGCGTCGCGCTCGGGCGAGAGCACGAGCCCAGTCTTCTCCGACAGGAACAACGCCTGAACCTTCAGCCCGACGCCCTGCCCCGTGCGCTGGAACTGCAGCACGCCATTCTGGATGCTGTACACGAGGCCTGATCGGCGGAGAACGCCCTTCAGTTCATCAGGGGCGCTCCCGTCGAGCACGGTGCCGCTCGAGTAGACGCCTCCGAGCAGGTCGGCTACCTCGACGATGTTGCCGAGGCCTACGCCCATGGCCTCGGCGCACTTGCGTACGACAGTTAGCTTCGGCGTGCCTGCGGGGAAAGACTCAGCCACGCGGGCCGACAGCACGCTGCGCCCTCCGTCCTCGCCTTCGATCTTGGTGACCCAGGTGCCTCCTTGCTTTGTGCTTATGGCGCGGCGAAGGTCCCCTCGAAACAACAGGGAGCGCTCGCCTTTGTACCCGGCCTCGATCTCCACTCGGATGTTGCCCGACTTCGCTGCCTTGCTGGAGGCGCCCACGTTCCGGCGGGACGTGGTGCCCTTCTTCGGATCGTAGATATTCAGCTGCTCGATGATCGCTCGAGAGTTCGCGCTTAGGTTGTAGATCGTCAAAGAGCACTTGTTCGGCTCGGGCCGGAGAATCTTCTCGATCTCGAACTCGACGTTGAGCTTCTCGAACTCAATGCCCGCTACACGGATCTTCCAGTCTCGGTCCCTGAGAATCATTATGCCCTCAGCGCTGCTATCTCCTCGAGGGAGAGGTAGGCGATCTTGTGCGTACTGCCCAGGCCGTCGTAGGTTGCCTCGAGACCTCGTCCTGAGATGTCAATCAGGGCTAGCTTCCCAGGAGGCCTACGAGAGTCTGTCACGCTGCGCAGGATGTCCCAATCGGCTACCAGCTTCTTGGGCTGGAAGATTACGTTTCCGGCTGCGTCGCTCAGGCCGAGATACCACCCCGAGCGCATGTTCCACTCGATCTTGACTAGGTAACTGACGCCGTCGAGCTCCGCCTTCTGGGTGGAGAACGGGACAGGGGTTTCTGGTAGGCTCAAGAAAGGCATCGGTTAGCTCGCTATCGACTGAAGTATCTCTCGGGCGTTTGTACTCGTGGTCTGCTCGTCGTCTCCAAAGTCAATGCTCGCAGGGGCTTGCGGTCCCTGCACTGCTGTCTCTGCCGCGCGCTTCTCTTCGGGGCGCTTCTTGGTCACTTCGACCGTGCGCGAGTCCGCGAAGCTAACGGACACGAGCTCCATGGAAAAGGTGATGCTGTCCTCTGCCACGAGAGGCGCGGAGAGCCTGCTTATAAACATGCGGGGGTAGTCTCGAAGCGAGCCGAAGTACGCGACGGGCACACCCTTCTGCATGACCTCCTGCAGCGCTGCGTAGACCTTACGGACGCGGTCTACGCGCTTGGGGAACTGCAGAGACGTCCCAGCCACGACGTTGGGGATCTGCACCCGCTGCGACGGTGTCGTAACAATAGGCGTCTGCGGGCGCTGGAAGCCGTTCGTCTGGAGAGGGAACAGATCTCCGCCTCGAACCTGCGCACCGTTGACCCAGCGGTTCATTGCGCCCTGCAGTGAGATAGGCAGCGACAGACCGAAAAGCGCGCCCACGGTCGTGCCGTACAGCAGCACCTCCGACTCGATGGGCGTGTTGGTGATGAAGGCCTCGATATTCAGCTTCGGCTGCTCGGGCATGACGTGATCGGAGATGTTGGCGCCCTTCTCGATAGGGTGCTCGGTCACAATAGAGGAGTCGTTGTGCACCTCAGACATGACCGCATCAAAGCGGATGTAGCTGAAGAGCCCTAGACCTGTGGTATCGAATGTAATGATAGCCATTAGTCTGTAAGCTCCTTGTACGCCCCGCGCGCCTCGGCCGAATCGGCCTCTCTCATAAGCCTATCGATGGCCTCCTCTGCGCTCTTCACCCCGTTGATCGTGACGCTCTGGATGACCACAGGAGCTTTCTTACTGGCTGCCGGCGAGATGTTCTGAGGCTGCATCTGCATCGATGGCTTGGCAGCAGACCAGCTAGCGAGGCCCGTCGCGTAGTCCTGCTCCGTGGCCTTGTCCGGGTTCGCGGAGACGTAGTCCACTCGGGTTTGGAGGGCGCGCCTCTTGGCCTCAGACTTAGTCTCGAGAGGGTCACTGTGCTGCATGGCGCCCTTGTAGTCGCCTGCCTCGACAGCAGACTGGAACGCGGCCCTGCGATCGGTGTCGCGCTGGCGGGCGTGCTTGTCTACGTCGACCATGTCCTGGCGCATGTCGCTGGCTCCGGACACCGCCTCCCCCAAAGGCTTACCTAGCATCAACGCCGCGCTGACTCTTGGAATGAAGAGGGCCATGTTCTTTATGGCTGTCATGACGTTCATGAAGTGCGAGGCGAGATCTGCCATGACGTCTTCAAAAGCTTGGAGGGGCTTCTGGAGCCCGGTGACCTCGGTCAAGAAGTCGCCGAACACGCTCTTGTGCCCGCGCAAGAAGCCGATGAAGTCCTCGATGACCAGGAACGTCAGCGCCAGTTTCGCGAACGCTGCAGCGCTCTTGAGCGCTGCGCCTGTGTAGGCCACCAGCTGGGCAAGGAAACCGGGAGCCGTCACCACCAGCGCAGCCTGGGCGTAGGCGAACCGAGTAAGCGCTATCGTAGCCAAGCCAAACGCGACCTCCAGAGAGTGCGTCTGGCGGGTGATGAAGTCGTAAGCCTTACCGACGAAGAGAACGGTGTGCTCGAGCGCGTTCAGGAACTTCTTGGCTGTCGGCATGAGCCGGCGCCCGATCTCTACGGTCAGCGTCTTGATGCGCTCCTGAACGCGCTTGACGCTGTTCGCCCAGCCGCCTGCGGTGCGCGCTGCGTCGCCCTGCTTGTCGACGGTGTCCGCAAGAATCTTCGTGAAGCGCAGTTGCGTCTTGGTTGCGAGATCGAGGCTTTCGTACGCCCTCTTGTCCCCACTCTTCTTGTGCAGGTCTTTGAGGCTGGAATCGCTGATATCGATGCCCAGTCGACGTACAGCTTCCGTCTCGCCAGACATGCCCGAGAAGAGGCGCATAGCGGCTTCTTCGTCCGACGTGTTGTAGAAGCTGCCAAGATCGACAGCGAGCTCCGCCAGCCGTTCCGACATCTTCGTGATGTCGACGCCGGAGTCCTTGAACACAGGCGACAAGAACGAGCCGAAGCGTCCGGCTGCTTCTTGGAGCGTGTACTCCGAGCGCCCAACCTCCTTGCCGATCGTCTTGCTCCACTGCACAACAGCGTCGCTGTTGCCCTTGAACGTCTGCCTCAGGACGTTCAGCGACTCGTCTGCGTTGCTGGCGGCGGATACTGCCTTGTAGGCGCCGTACGCCACAGCAGCGAAGCCCGCCCCGGCGATAGAGGCCATCTTGGCAATGTTGTCCTTGACAACATTGATTCGCTTGTCCAGCTTGGACAGCGGGGCGTCGTCCACCGAGACAGCAAAGCGCGCCAAAACGTCTCGTAGTATCGCCACGTACAAGCCTACCACGAAAGGTGTAGGGCTTGACTATATGGCGGGTTTCGCGGCCTTGCGCTCCAGCTCGATGTACATGTCCTCGCAGAGGTGAGCGTCGAGCAGATCCTCGAGCGACCATCGGTCTCGAATCTCCCAGGCGCTGACCGAGTACCGAGGAGACGTCACGATGCGCATGATCTCCCAGTCGACGCCCTCTGGCGTGGCGACGCTTACTTGTCCTTCGGCTGGCTTGTTTGCGCCTTGTCGCCGAAGCTGGACAGAGCGCCGCGCATTTTTGCAATGACGCCCCCGAAGTTCACTTCGACGCAGGCGCTCAGCCACTCGAACATCTCCTCGAGGTTGGCAGAGAAGATCTCGTCCTGAACCTTGGGGTCCTTCAGCGACACGGTCCGCTGCGGGTCTCCGCCCATGTCGACCGTGGTGGTCGGGGCGAACGTCTTGACCAGGGCGTCGGTGTCCTCCTCCGAGAGCGCTCCTGCCATGATCGCGGTGAACACTGGGTCCAGGCCGGCGAGGTTCTCCTTGTCGCCCACGATGGACAGCAGGCGCTGGATGCGGTGGTAGATCTTGCGGGCCCCCTCGCCCACAGACAAGACCCTGATCTGATATTCTTTCCCGCCGATGGTGCGGGATTCGCAGGTGAGAAACTGGCTCATGAGTAAGATAGTAGCAGCTAGATACCCAAAAGCTTCGGAATGGTACGGCGCCACAGCCGGTCGGTATCCCAGTATCGAACGTGAGCCAGGCCGGTCCAGCCCTGCCACCACCTGCCTACTGAGACTTGCACGTCTTGCACGTGCTTCAGGGCGGGGTCTACGGCCACGGGGAAGCCCAGCATGTCCGACTTCGCGTAGAGGTTGACCCAGCTGTTCGGCCTACGCAGCTGCTGCGGGCAGTCGAAGTTCGCGCCCAGCGTGAAGAGCCCGATGTTGCAGCCGAACGTAACGAGCTTCACGTTCTTGCAGCTGGGCCGCGCGCGTAGGTAGTCGGTCGCGATGAGCCCGCCCAGCGAGTGGGCGAAGATAGTAACAGGCTCGCCCAGCATCCAGATCTGCTGGTCAATGATGTGGAAGATCTGCTGCTGCAGCTCGGGGCTGGACCGGTACATGAGAGCGTCCGCCAGCGTACCAACTACTAGCTTCTGCGTCATGTTGCCGCGGCTGCCCTTGGCCTCGACGGACTTCAGGAACTTGCGCTGCACGCGGTCAGCGAGGGGCGCCCAGTGCACCTGAGTGCAGTGCAGCTGCCAGCCTTTTTCCCTGAGCCCCTTGCGCAGGTTGTAGCGGGCGTCCTCAGCAAAGCTGGAGGTCTGTTCGCCCACGCCGTGAATCATGAGGCTGCGTAGGATCTTCATCCTTGATAGTAGCAGCCGCCAGAGTTAGCCTTAGTTTTGTTCAGGCCCAACTCTGGCGGCTTGTCCGCCTGTTTCAACCTCTCACACCAAAGCCACGAAGGCTTGCAGGATTCGAACCTGCGGAAGTTTTCCGGAGCAAGCTCCGTACTGGCCTCGCGGACGGTCAAAAGCTACTGCGCCTAGTTGCCGCCGTCAAGATTTAGTTGCCGCCGTCGATCCGGTTCTGGCGGGCGACATGAATAATCCATGCGCGGGGCGTAGCTTCGTTGCCGAACGTGATGTCCGGGGCCTTCGCGATCCAGGCCTGGGCTCCGGTGTAGACCGAGCGCCCGCCGCGGTCGCGGATGTAGAGCGGCACGACGCCAGCGCCGTTGGGCGCGTTGCGGTCCAGCAAGTGCAGGGCACCCAACAGGTCCATCGCTGCCGAGGATTGCATGACCGTGATCGTTACGATGGCGCTGAGGTCCAGCGTCTTGGAGCGCGTGACTTTGCCGTCTGCTCCGACCTTCATCGTGAAGGTGTCCTTGACCTCGAGCGTGACGCCCTCGCCCTCCTGAAAGCCGTCAATAAGAATCGGGCCAAGCGCGACCGTAACTTGGTCGAAGTCATAAATAGTGAGCTGAGGAGTAGCGGCCACGTTGGGTACCTTTCGCCGACAGCTGGGTAGCGGCTACTACAAGAGTAGCACAGGGCCGTGGTACTCTTGATACATGGCCAACCGGTACTACACAGCGCAGGCTTGGCTCTGGACCTCTCGGCTCGTGGCGGGCGTGGCTTGGGTGAACCTGACGGACGGCCGCGCGGGCGTCGTGCGTCGCAAAGACGACGGTACCTGGGAGTACGTCCTGGCCGGCGCGACTACTTCGGGATTCGCGAATAGCGAAGACGCTATCAATGCGCTCACTTCCTACTTGGCGAACGAGCGAATCCTGTTGCGCCGCCGTGAGTAGTTCTGTAGTGTCGGGACATGTTCACCGACCTACACGAAGAGATCGAAGCGACGTTCTCCCGGCTGAGCGTGTGCGTAGACGGAGGCTGCTTTGAAAGCATGCACCTCCTCAACCACGCCAAGAAAGAGCGGACGGCGCACGACCATCGCCTCCAGTGGAAGGCCGACAAAAAGAAGTACGAGAGCGACCCAGTTGCCAGGGAGAGGAAGCTGCAGTCTCAGAGAGACTGCATGGCGCGCTGGAAAGCCCAGAACCCGGAGGCCTACCAGGCGAGAAAGGAGGCCAGACGGGCTGTGGTAGCTGCTTCTCCTGAGTTGCAGGAGAAGCGCAGGGAGGCCAAGCGTAAGTGGTCAGAGAACCAGAGAAAGAAGAAGCGTCTGCTAAACGGTTAGCGTGCCCACCAAAGAGGCGTAGTGGATAGCCCCAGCGAGCGTTCCACCGAAGCGTACACCCGTCAAGCGTCGAGCTGCCTTGTCCGCGGTGGAGATGTCCGCGATGTTGGGCATGATCGCGTACGAGGTGTCGGCCACGATGAGCCCCGGCGACTCTACCGTGCCCTCGAAGGCGCGCATGGCGCCGAGGATAGCGCTCGCCACGAGGTCCAGGCCGGAGGCCGTGAAGGGCACCTTCGAGCTGTTCGCCATGAGAGCGAAGACGTCCTCCTTCACGCGTGCCTCGAGCGCATCGATACCGTGCCGGATGTCGATGAACTCGCCCTCGGTCGTGACGCCTTGGCGAGTAACCGACAGCCCAGCTACCGTCTGGTAGTGGTTGATGTTGTCGGCCTCGAGGAAGTTGCGCTGGGTGCTGGTCAGCGCTTGCGCCGTCACGCCCGCAAGCGTCTTGAACGCCCAGGTGATGCTGCCCGGAGTCTGCGCTGCGCCGTTCGCAGCCCACGCTACGCCAGCGTACTCGTGCGAGTTCTTGGCGTAGATGATGGCGGTTCGATCGTTGCTCAGTGCCTCGAGGTCGCTGCCCAGCGTACCGGTGCCCGCGAGCTCCCCCGAGCTGTTGGTCGCCACGAAATACAGCTTCTTGTTCGTGAGTACCCAGGCAGCTACGTCCGCCACGTTGGCCGGAGAGGCTGAGTCGGTCGTGACGAAGTACCAATCGTCATTCTCGAGCTGCAGCGCTGCGAGCTCGGTGTCGTAGCCAGCGTCCGCCGTGTTCTCTTCGATCGTGCAGTTCTGCAGGCCGTAGATGTGCACGGGGCGCCCTGCGACAGCGGGCGTCACGGTGATGTCTGCGACGCTGGACGCAGCGTTCACTCCGGTCACAGCTTCGACCAAGAGCTCGAACGCCGTGGCAACAGTGGTAAGCGTTGCGGCAGCCAGGACCGTGTAGCTCAGGTCGACAGCAGTGCCGGTTGTGGGCTCGATGACCGTGGCCTTGATGACCTGCCCCTCGACAGCCGTAGTGATCGTCAGCACCTTTGAGTAGGCCGGCGCGCTGGGCAGACGCCCGACGATGACTTCCTCGACAGTCGGGTCCTGCACGAACGCAGCAGCGGCCATGCGGTAGGCTTCGTCGTAGGTCGTGAAGCCGTCCGACACCATCTCCGCAGTGGAAGCATACACACGGTACCGCTCAGCAAAGCGGGTGTGGTAGCTCAAAAGCAGAGGAGTTCCGAAACCTTGGCGGCTCGGAGTAGCGCTGTTCGCGCTGATACTTACGCTGACGATTTCGCTCAACTCACTCATGAGACCCCTCAAAATGGAGTAGAAAGTCAATACACAAGCTAGCACGGACGATACTACCGTGTTAGTGTGCGAGATGGACAAGCCCTGCCAGACAGAGGGGTGTAGTAGAAAGAGAGTCTACAAACACCACTGCCGCACGTGTCGTCAGCGCATTCGGTACCAAGCAGACCCTGCGGTGAGAGAGCGAGATAAGAAGCGGAACAAGGCCTACATCGCGGGCAAAGGTAAGGAGAAGAGCCGCGACTATCAGCGTCGGTGGCACCGCGAGAGGTACGCAAAAGATAGTGCCTACAGAGCCTACCGGCGGGCCTACGCCCGAGAGAAGACCACAGGCTTCACAGCCGCGCTTGTCTCCAAACTGAGAGAGGTGCAGCGAGGCGTATGTTGCGTATGTGCCGTGTTCATGAAGGTGGGCGGGCAGGGGCGGTACTGCGAGGTGGCAGATCATTGCCACCAGACGGGAGAGGCACGCGGCTTGCTTTGCTCTACATGCAACCGGGCACTGGGCATGTACGAGGCCGCGCAGCGCCCCGCAGGGTTAGTGATCTCTCAGTACGAAGCCTACCTGCTGAGCCCTCCGGCCAGAGCGTTGACCTGATCTGGTCCAACTCGCTCACAGGCTACTCCGATGGTAGTAGAGAAACTACTCACAGGATAGCACGAGCGATACTACGACCTGCCGCCCCCGTTACGTCGTCCCGTATCGCGCCATGAACAGCGCCTCGACTGCGTCTAGTGGCGCCCCCGAGAGGGCCGAGCTGTAGATCACGATGTCGCCGATCGATCCGTCGAAAAAGTTCTGATAAACCCCGGATGAAACAGCGCATCCGATCGCGAATATGTCGCACACGGGCACCTGAGCGTTCGCTGTAGACGACAGCGACGAGACGCCGTTAGACCGTGCGAGAACGTTCGCGCCATCGTAGACGAACGAGTCAATAGTAAGGTTCGAACCCGACAGGACCGTGCCCGCATTAGCTACGGTGGACGCTTGCCTGCGCGACAAGCCGGCTGCCGCGTTTGTGGTACTTACGTAGTTATACGCCCAGTTTCCGACGCTGGTGGAGCCAGCGCCGCACAGGACCTTGAGCGACCCTGCCGGCACAGCTTTGCGCGCCACGAGACAGGTGTACGGCTGCGTCCCGTCGAGGATGGCGGCGAGCGCGGCAGCACCGACAAGCTTTGTCGAGTTCGCCGCGACGCCGGTCCATCCGGGGCGGTTATTCATCGCGGCAATGCTCGATGACAGGGTAAGGCGCGTGGCTTGCGACGTGGACGCGACAGAGTACCCGCCAATGCGATCTACCCACGTGCTCGTAGTCCCGTCATCGGTCGCGCCGCTGGAAGGGTCCCAGTGCACGATTGCGCCCGATGCGAGAATCTGCGCTGCGAACGATGGTGCAGCGGATGTGCCACCGCCGCCGCGCGCGTTTCGTCTACCTGGCCGCCTGCTCATAGGATCACGAACTCCACCGCGGTCTCAGCCGTTGCCGCCGCGTTGATGTTGATTACGAACGACCCGGCGAGACGTGAAGCTGCAGGTACCCACACCTTAGTTGCAGTCGTGTCAGGCGCTTCGACGAATTGCACCATGATCGCGCTCGTTGTCTTCGCGAGTGGATTCGTCACAGTAAGGGTTGTGGCACCACCTGCAGCAAAGTTCACACGTCCGTAAGCTGTGTAAATCGTCGCATTGCCCGTGGTTCCAGGGGTAATTACAGTTTTCTGCAGCTCGGGCGCCGCACCATCCAAAGCCCAAAAAACGCGCCAGTCTGTTTGCAGGTAATCGTAATATGCGAATACTTTAGTGGGGCGAATGAAGGCCGGTAGGGTGTAGTTGCTCTGATCCGTCGAGGTGCGGCCCTGCACCGATTTCATGAGCGTGCGCCCCGCGGCAATCTCGCTGTCAGCGAGGGCCACGGAGAACGTGGTAGCAGCGCCGCCGCCCGCAAGATTCCCACCGCGGATGAACGCGATCTCTTTCGCGCCGATCAGACGGTCGGCCTCAAAGTCAAATCCAAGGTAGATAGTCGGTGCAGTCTGGTATCGCGTGGTCAGCCCGAGGTTGTGACCGGGCTTAGTCGTCAGAGAGATGAACGTCCCCTCGTCATTGCGCCGAGGCTGGACGCCGTATTGCCGTCCAAGCGGGGTATTGTCCAGGATGAGCACGCTGGGCATGCCGCGCTGACCCTCTGAGTACGCGCCGCCTGAGCTCGATAACGGATTGAGCTGTATCCACTTTTTGGGGCGGTAGACGCTCATCCCCTGAAAGGTCGTGGGCTGCTCGTAGTTGCTCGTTTTGTGCGCCAGAAAGTCGACGTTTTGCGCAGGCGTCTCGGGGTGAAAATGCGAAACCGTCGTGCCCAGGTTGATCCCGCGCAAGACGAATGACGCGCCCGTCGTCTGCGTGACGAAGCTACGGATCTCGCCGCCGAATGCTCCCTCTACCAGTACGCCAGCGCCGCAACGCTGCGCGTAGAGTCCTAGCCGAGTGCCGGTCTGGTCCTGACTGTATATGTACAGCCCGCCGCCGTGCGCCGAGTGCACCACGCCAGTGCTTTGATTGTTGGCGACTGGACTAACCCACCGACCATTCGGGATGCCGGACAGATAGCCCGCCGTGACAGGATGCAGGACAGTAGCAGACGCGGCTGCTACAGAGTCTGCGTCCCACGTCCAGCAATCGCCGTCAGTATGAAATCTCTTCTCCCCATCGAAGACCCCCTCCATGGTCTCCTGATCTTCGTTGTAGACACCATCCATGAACCCTAGGTTCTGCTTGTCTATTCGCAGCCATGGGTAGATCGTGATCGTCTTAGCGTCATAGTCAACGGCCTCTACTGAGTGCCAGCCCGATGCCTCGACGTAAATCGACGCGCTCTTATGCACATACTCAGACATGCTCGGAACGGTCAATACCGTGCGCTGATTCACGCTGTTCGTGGTGCCCGTGTCCGACCGCGCGGTGTAGGACCAGGTCTGGCTCCACGAGCCAGCGTTCGGGCCAGCCGAGCCGCAGTTCCACGCGTTGATTAGGCCCAGGTCGGAGGATATTACCCCCGCGTTTACGGTGACCACGCCGAACTCATCATACTCGTCCGAGATCTCTACGCCCCATTTTTTGGAGCCGTCTGTGTAGAATCCCTCGTACTGTGACGTGCCGTTGCGGCCGTAGACGCGGACGCACGCGCGAGTGATTAGGCGGTTGTCGTAGTTGGTCGTGTTTTCGACCACGCCAACTACGCGAATGAAATCTGAGTGTGTCGCTTTGTACGCGGTGACGATGAGCCCGATATCTAGCTCGCGCACGACGACGAGCTTCCCGCTCTTGAAGTTGCTTTCGTCTGCGCCTGTGAGGGTAACAGTGTCGTCAATACACCAAATACCAGACCAGTCGACCACGTCGCCTGCGTGCGGGTCCTCTGCCGACCGCGCGGCATACCACGCGAAAAACGCGTTCAGCCCGGTCACGTTTGCCGCAGCGGCGTCGCTCACGTACAGCCATCGGCCCGTGGGCGTTCCCGTCGCCTGGATGACCGTGTCCGAGGTGGATGCTGTGGAGGATGCATCCCACTGGAATAGCCAGCCGTTGTTGGTGCCAGCAGCTGCGGGATACGTACGATTGCGGCCGTGGATCTTACGCTCGCCGTCGTACGTGCCTGGCGTCGAGGTAAGATTGAACGCGTGGCCAAACACGCAGCCGAACATCTGCGGGCGCGCGGGGCCGATGATCTTCCAATACAGGCCCGCCGACGCGCTCTCGAAGCACGTCGCGTCGTTGACGGTGTCGCCGCCCAGCGTGGTCAGCAGCATCTGACGGTGCCCGCCGTCGAGTTGCGACAGCTGCCCGGATAGCTGCAAGACGCGGCCAGCGGTGCCGCCCTCGGTCTCTAGGGCTGCGGCTAGGACGCTATTTAGATCGCTGGTCCCGCCTACTGTGGTGATGCGCAGCCATCGGCCGGGGGCCCCCGTGCCCCACACGTCGTTACCGTCTTCTGCTGCCTCCGAGGTAGCATCCCAGCGGGCCAGGCCTGCACCAGAATCGCCTTCGGCGGTGCTGCCTAGTAGGGTGACCACTTCGCCGTGGACGGTGCCGCGCGAGGCGGCCAGCGTGCTGCCCAACACGCCAGCGTGCCTCACGGTCACGTTGATACTGCCGCGCGCCATTGCCTATCCCTCGACCGTCAAAAAGTTGTCGTTATCGTCCGCGGTCTCTTGCCAGCGGGAGTTCGCGACAGCGAACGTCCCGCCGCCGAGGTCCGGCGAAGAGAGACCGTCGATCGTGACCTCGGTGGCGGTCACGCCTGTGCCCCCAGAGACGATCACGAACTCCACCTCCTCGGGAGGCGCGATGCGCTCGCCACGGCGGTACACCGACACCGCTCGAGGGCGTCGAAAACGCTCGACGGACGGGGAGAAGCGCGCCACGGGTTACTCGTCGCTCTGCGCGTCAGACGTCGTCTTGATCTGAATCTGCGCTGTGGCCGTCTTCGCCTTGACGTGCAGCCAAGGGTATTTCGGGTCCACGAGAACGGGCTGCCCCGCAGCGCCGCTGGCGCACTCGAACGGAATGAGCGAGCCGAGCGCCTTGTCCGCCGCTGCCGTGTCCATGGCGTACGTCACCACGCTCGAACCGGGCGCCATGAAGTAGTAGAAGTCCTGGTCCGCCCAGACCTTGATCCATCGACGCCCCAGCGTCGTCAAGTCGATCGACTCTTGCGTGCCGGTAGTAACGGCAGCCATCCGTGCGCCGAGCTGGTCAATCTTTACCGGGGCGTCACTCATACTCCCAGGATAGCACGGGCGATACTACCTACTGCGGCTCCACATAGACGACCTCGAAGTCCCCTTCGGCTGTCGTGCCGTCTGTCCGGGTGAGCTCGCTCGTGCCCGAGGTCTCGGTGATGAAGTCGCCCGCGTTGTCTTCGTCCGTGTCCTGCTCGGTGCGGGCTAGGAAGATCTCCGTGATCGAGGCCGAGACCCAGTGCCCGTCCCTGTTCCGGTAGTCGGCGTCCACGGTAGGGCCGATGCTGCGCAAGGCCACGCCTGCGTCTTGCAGGATGGCCAGGATCTCGACTCGACGTAGGCGAGTGCGGAGCCTGCCCGCCAGCGTGCCTACGGCCTCCTCGGCGTCCTCCTGCGACTCCACGCCGATCAGAACCTGCACCGAGAACAAGCGCCTGCCTGCGTAGGTCGGCACGTTGCGGCTGAGCGCTGCCGTCGCGCCGGCCACGTACTCGTAACGGATCTCGTCTGTGCCCTGGGCTACGATTGCCCCCATCCGCAGGTCCGCCCAGGCGCTGTCGTTGTTCAGGTAGCGAACAGCCTTTTGCTTGTTCGCCCATTCTACTTTGTGAATGCCGCCGACTACGCCGTCCGCCCCGGTGTAGTCGTCCAGGTCAAGAGCGGCAGCGATGGCGAGCCGACACGCCTCTTTTGTAGTTGCCCAAGTCACCCTCTAGAGTAGCACTGCACTACCGCATGCCCGCGAACCCTGTGCGTCCGCCGCGCCCGCTGTTTGTGAAGCCCCTGTTCCTGAAGTCGCTGGAGCGCTTGGTGCGCGCAGCCTTCTTGATCAGCTTCACTATGAACTTGAGGAGCCCGCTCTTCCTCCTCTTGCCAAAAGCACGGAAGCCGCTGCGCTTACTCAGTTTCCCTACTGCGCTGCGCCCGCGACTACGCGGCAGCTTGGGTCCGTGTCGCTTGGGCTTGTCCGGGGGCTGCGGTAGCCCTTTTAGCTCGGGGCCGTCCACTACTTGCCGCCGCGTGCGGCTGCGCGCTGGGCCGGATCGTGGATGGACTTGAAGGCCGGCAAGAAGACCTTGTAGGTGATTGAGTTGTGGAGTGTATGTGTATCGTACAGTGGAGCTGTAGTCCCGTCTGGGCGGGGCTGAGGCAGCCCAGGCGTTACTCCGCCGCTGGACACGACCTCTCGAATCTCCTTGGTCCACTCGAAGCCGAGCGCGGCCATGGCCTTGTTGCGCGAGATCACGCCTTTCATGACCAGCGCCAGCGAGGTCTGCGCCTCGCGCAGCATGCGCGCGCTGTTGGCGTCCATCCAGGACAGCAGCCATGAGCGCTTCGGCACGCCGAGGCCGAGCTCGTGGAT